ATCTTCTCGTCTACATACGAGGTACCCGGGGATGCATAGCCATGCAACCCATGCATAAACGCAAGTGAGCCCGGCGCCGCTGTAACGGCCCGGGCTCTGGACAAGCACTCTGGAGGTGCCTGACGTGTCCTACGTTATCCCGGCGACCTGTCGCGACTGTGGCGGCGATGAAACAGGCTGGTGGGTCGGTCGCTACAAGGACCACCACGGCCAACATGCGAACCGATGCAAAGAGTGCTACCTAGCCGTCGTTCGCGCTCATCAGAAGAAGCGTGGACACGGTCGGTCGCATCGGGGCCCCAACTTCATTGAGGGCAAGTTGTACGGCCCGCCGAGGCCCAAGCCGTCACGCATCACCATGATCGTGTGCGTTGACTGCGGCGTGGACGTGAGGAAGATGTCGGGGGCGCATGTCCGGTGCCGCGCCTGCACGAACAAGAACATCGGCGCCCACCAGCAGATGCGGCGGGACATCATCGCCACTGGCGACAAGTCGATTACGTGGCGTGCTCTTGGCAAGCGCGATCGCTGGTGCTGCCACCTGTGCGGCGATCCAGTTCCACCAATCCCCGGCGCGGCCCGTTCGCTCGGTGGCTCCCGGTATGGAGCAACGATTGATCACATCGTGCCGCTCATCGCCGGCGGGCGACATGAATGGTCGAATGTGGCCCTTGCTCATCGCCATTGCAACATCTCCCGAGGCGGGAAAAGTGTGGATGAGGTGAAGCGCCATGGCAATCGCAGACATCGCAGCAACTGGTGATCGCATCAAGACCCTCGAAGCGGTGAGAGACAAGCTCGCCGCCGACCTCGACGTTGCCCCTGCCACGGTGACAGCCCAGCTCGCCTCCCAGCTCTCCAAGGTGTTTGCGGAGCTCGCCGACCTGGGCGCTTCCACGAAGGTGTCCAGCCTTGACGAACTCGCAGCCAAGCGTACGGACCGGCTCACAGCGGCCGGCATTCCTGACACTCCCAAGCGACCGGCGCGGAAGCGCGGGTGAGGAGGCCGTCGAGCTTGCTGCACTGGCTGGCCTTCATCTGGATGACTGGCAGCAGTGGCTCCTCACGGAGATGCTGCAGGTCAACTCGCATGGGCGCTGGTCAGCCTATGAAGCGTGTGTGATCCTGCCGAGGCAGAACGGCAAGGGTTCACTGCTCGAGGCCCGGCAACTGTTCGGGCTGTTCCTCGGTGGCGAGATGCTCGCGGTCCACACGGCGCATGAGTTCAAGACCTGCTACGAGCACTTCCTGCGCATTCGCTCGCTGGTAGAGAACACGCCGGAGCTCGACGCCAAGGTGGAGCGCATCCGCACTGGTGCCGGCGACCAGGCCATCGAGCTGAAGAACGGTGGACGCCTCCGCTTCATCGCTCGTTCCGCAGGGTCAGGTCGTGGCCTCACTGGCGACACGGTGTATCTGGACGAAGCGTTCGCGCTGAACCCCGAGATCATGGGCGCGCTGCTCCCGACGCTGTCGGCTGTGCCGAACCCGCAGCTGGTGTACACGTCGTCCGCTCCTCGCTTCTCGCAAAAAGTGCTTTTTGAGCTGGTCCAGCGTGGCCGCTCCCACACGTCCGAGCAGCTGCTCTACGCCGAGTGGGGCAACGAGCAGGGCGTGCAGTCGTCCGACAAAGACGCCTGGTACCGGGCCAACCCGGCGCTCGGCATCCGCATCAACGAACAGTCGGTCCAGGCCGAACTGGAAGCGATGCGGGCGTTCCCTGAGGAGTTCCTGCGGGAACGTCTCGGAGTGGTGCTCGAGTCCGACGCCGCTGGTGTGATCCCGCTGCACGTCTGGCGTGACCTCGCCGATCCTGACTCGTCCGCACCGTCGGGTGTGCCGGCACTCGCTGTCGGTCCCGGCATGTCGTGGTCGGCGCTCGGGTTCGCTGGGCGCCGCGCTGACGGGTCGATGCATGTCGAGGTGGTGCGCCACTCCACCGGTACGGCGTGGGTGATCGAGTCGTGCAAGCGGGCCTACGCCGACACAGGCAGGGCCATCGTGGTCGATTCCAAGTCCCCGACCGGTGGCCTGGTGCAAGCCCTCGCCGATGCGGGGGTTCCGGTCACGGAGGTGTCTCCTGCGCAGTTCGTGCGTGGCTGCGCCTCCCTGCAGGAAGCGGCGCTAAACGGCCGGATGCACCACCTCGACCAGCCCGCACTGAACGAGGCGATCACAGGCGCCGACATCCGGCCGGTCGGTGAAGCGTGGGCCTTCTCGGCTCGAGCATCGGCTACCGACATCACCCCGCTGCTGTGCGTGACACTCGCAGCCATCGGGCTGGGCGAGCCCGACCAAACGTTCGAGGGCGGCTTCGTCGACCTGAACGACTTCTTCGACGACGACGACTGAAAGGAGGCACCGATGCTCGCAACCATCTTGCAGATCGCCGGCCTGTGCTCCCTGGTCGTCGGTGGTTTCACGGTGTCCATCGGTGTCGGCCTGCTCGCGGCCGGTGCGGCTGCCGTGTTCGTCGGCCTCGCTGCGGAGCGTGACTGATGCTGTCACGGATCTTCGGTAACGCCCAGGTGGAGGAGCGCGCGCAAGCGACGGTGTGGGGCACGTGGCCCGGCGACGTGTCCACGCAGTCGGCCCCGACCGTGAATCAGACGTCGGCGATGCAGCTCCTGGCCGTGGCTGGGTGCGTGCGGTTGATCACCGACTCCATCTCGACGCTCCCGGTGGACGTGTACGGCACGGACAAGACCGGCGCTCGCGTGGAACAGCCGAAGCCGATGTGGCTGAAGGCGCCGACGACCGACCTCGACTTCACCTCGTGGTGTACGCAGATCCTGACGTCGCTGCTGTTGCACGGCAACTCGTATTCGGCGGTGACCCGTTCGGGTGCGTCCATCGTGGAAGTGGTGCCCGTCGACCCGAACCTCGTGTCGGTGTCGCGGGTGAACGGCCGCAAGGTGTTCCTGGTGAACGGCCGCGAGTTCCCCGGCGAGCTCTTGCACATCCCTGGCATGATGCTCCCCGGCTCGGACGTGGGCGTGTCCCCGTTGGAGTACGCACGCCAGTCCATCGGCCTCGGCCTGCAGGCGCAGGCATTCGGGTCGGACCAGTTCGAGTCGTCGCTGAACATGCCCGGCGTCATCGAGATGCCCGGCCGTGCACAGCCCGAGCAGATGTCGGCGATGGCGCAGGCGTGGCGCAAGGCCCGCTCCAAGCGCGGCCGCGGTCTGCCTGGCGTGCTCGAGGGTGGTGCGACGTGGAAACCCACGGGTGTCACCAACGAGCAAGCGCAGTTCCTCCAAACCCGCCAGTGGACGGCAGCGGAGATCGCCGCCCAGGTGTTCATGGTCGACCCGTCGGACCTCGGCATCCCGGTCGCCGGCACGTCGCTGACGTACGCCAACCTCGAGCAGCGGTCCATCCGTCGCTTGCAGGTGACGCTGCTGCCGTGGATCGTGCGTATCGAGAACGCCGTGTCGTCGCTGTTGCCGCAGCCCCGGTACATCAAGTTCAACGTCGACGGCCTGCTGCGCGGTGACTCGCAGGGCCGTTGGTCGGTCTACAAGATCGCGTCGGAGATCAACGCCGCCGCCGTCGCGTACGGCCAGCCGCCTGTGCTGCTCACGAACGAGATGCGCGACTTCGAGGACCTGAACCCGGTCGACGCTCCCGCAGTGCCCACCGCACCCACGGTGCCGCCGGACCCGCCGCAGATGAACTCGGCACCGATGGTGGTGGAGAACCACCTGCACCTGCCCGAACAGCCGTCCCCGGTGGTGAACGTCCGCAACGACGTGAACGTGCCCGAGCAGCGCACCCCTGACGTGCACGTGCACAACGAACCCGCCGCTGTGGTGGTGGACGTGCAGCCGACGACGGTGACCATCCCGGCCACCGAGGTGCGTGTCGACGTGGAGACGGCCGCAAAGACCACGACCCGAACTGTGGAGCGTGATGCCGACGGACGCATCACCCGAGTGATTGACGAGGCGCACTGATGGCACTGGCCTACGCAACGACACTGCGCAACTCAATGCTGGACGCGATCACCACCGCTGCCGGTGGTTCGGCGCTGCTGAAGTTCTACGACGGCACGCGTCCGTCCACTGGTGGCACGGTCACGAACCTGCTGGCCACGTTGACGTGTAACGCCACCTTCGCCCCTGGCGCGGCTTCCGGTGTGCTGACCCTGAACACGATCACGGGTGCCAACGCCAGCGCGACGGGCACGGCGACGTGGTTCCGCATCACGACCGCTGGTGGCACGTTCGTGCTGGACGGCAACGTCGGCACCTCGGGCTCGGACCTGAACATGACCACGGCGAGCTTCGTCTCGGGCCAGCCAGTTGCTGTGTCCAGTTTCGTCATCACGGAGGGCAACCCCTAGTGGGCGCGCAGGGCACCACCACCATCGACTTTGGTGCGTTCCCTGGCGGCTCGGACGCATCAGTCACAGTAACCGGTCAAGCCTCGATCCTGGCCGGATCGCTGGTCGAGGCGTGGATCTTCCCCGCCGCCACCGCGGACCACACCGCAGACGAACACGTCGTGGAATCCATCAAGGTGTTCGCCGGCAACGTCGTCGCGGGCACCGGGTTCACCATCTATGCGGTGAACACGTCACAACTCAACGAGCCGCTGTCGAAGGCAGGCGTGGCGACGTTCCGCAGCGCGGCGACGAGCGTCTACGGCTACGGCGGCGAAACCTCTGGCGGCATCGGCACGCGCCTCTACGGCACATGGTCCGTCGGCTGGGTCTGGAACTAGGAGTACACGATGGCGATTCAGATTCAGGGCAACGGCGGCACCGTCGCCGAAGTCGACGGCACGTCCTACCGCGCTCTACGTGTCACCCACCGCCCGCTGGACGCAGGCGCCTTCGGTCACTATCGCCTGTCCACCACGGTGGCGCTGGTGGTGACGCAGGCGGCGAACGGCACCCTGTTCAGCTTCCGATGGGGTGACGCCACCCGCCTGTGCGCGGTGAACTTCATCCGACTCGAAGTGCAGCAGACGGCGGCAGCCACCGCCACCATCGCCCCGGCGTTCGAAGTGCTCGTGGCCCGTTCGTTCTCGGCGTCCGACTCGGCCGGTACCGCTCTCACCCTGACCGGCAACAGCTTCAAGAAGCGCACCAGCATGGGCACGACGCTCGTCACGGACATCCGCAAGTCTGCGGTGGCCGCCGGTCTAACCGCTGGTACGCGAACACTGGACGGTGACGCCATCATGCAGGTCGGCACGGTGCAGACCATCACGAACGTCAACCCGACGACGTACACCAAGACGCTCGACTTCACGGACGGCATCGACCACCCCCTGGTCCTTTCGCAGAACGAAGGGTTCATCGTGCGTGGCCCCACCGTCGTGTTCGGTGCGGCCGGTACGGCGAACCTCATCGTGGATGTGGGCTGGACTGAACTGACCAGCTTCTAAGCGGAGGGGGTAGCCCATGTCGCTGCTCCTCGCCCGCTTGGCGTCAAGCGGCACCCCGACCGGCGCCGCAAGCGTCACCAACGGCAACGACACGCTGGCAGCCACGGGCACCGTCACCATCGGTGGCACCCTGGGCAAGACCAACGCGAACGACACTGTCGCCGCGTCAGGCACCAGCACCATCGGCGGCACGCTCGCCCGCACCAACGCCAACGACACGTCCACGGCAAGCGGCACGACCACCCCGACCGGCACTCTTGCCACGACGAACAGCAACGACACGCTTGCTTCTTCGGGCACCACGACCCCCACGGGCACGCTCGCCAAGACGAACGCCGATGACACCGTCGCGGCTTCCGGTTCGGTCACGTCGGGCATCTCTGGGTCACTGGCCACAACGAACGCCAACGACACCCTGGCAGCCACAGGGACCACGACGCCCACCGGCACGCTGGCCCGCACCAACAGCAACGACACGTCGTCCGCGAGTGGCACCACCACCCCGACCGGCACCTCGAACACCACCAACGCCAACGACACCGCAACCGCATCCGGTTCGGTGACCACAGGCGCCAGCGGTACGAGCTCCACCACGAACGCGAACGACGCGCCGACTGCTTCCGGCACGACGACGCCAACCGGGTCATCGTCCACGACCAACGCCAACGACGCCGTCACGGCCGGGGGTGACGGTGGCCCGGTGGTGCCGTCCGACGACGGAACGCACGGTGCGTACGCCCGCCCACGTCCACGCCAACAGCAGCCGGCGCCACCGCCGAAGCGGTTGCCGCTCACCCTGCCTGCCATCACGGGTTCCGCACAGTGCGTGAACTCGTTCGACCTGTGCGCCGCAACCGGCGAGGTCGACCCCTTCAACCTGCTGCTAGAGGACGACGAGCTTCTGCTGCTGGTGTGACCCCGCAAAGGAGTCCCCATATGGACATCTCCGCACGCGCTACTCAGACGCGCGAACTCCGTGCCTTCACATCGACGGACCTGACGTTCCGTGACACGAAGGGCGGCGGGTTCACGTTCGACGGCATCGCCTCGGTGACGAGCACGCCGTACCAAGTGCGCGACCAGTGGGGCGACTACGCCGAGACCATCGCGCCCGGTGCGTTCACCAAGACGCTGAAGGAGAAGGCCGACGTCCGGCTGCTCATCAACCACGAAGGCACCCCGCTCGCCCGCACCAAGTCTGGCACCCTCAAGCTCTCGGCCGCTCCCGACCTGCGTGCCGTTGCCGAGCTCGACCCGGCGAACCCGAAGGTGCAGGAGATCCGCAGCGCCATGTCGCGCGGTGACCTCGATCAGATGTCGATCGGCTTCCGTGTCCACCGGCAGGAGTGGAACGGCGACTACACGGAGCGCACCATCCGTGAGGTCGAACTGTTCGACGTGTCCGTGGTGACCTACCCGGCCAGCCCGACCACCACCGCCTCGATGCGGTCGTACGACGCCTTCATGCGCTCCATCAAGGACATCGACATGACCGCCGACGAGATGCGCCGTGCCGTGAAGTCGCTGGAGCGCCGCTTCAACGACGTGTGGAACGACGGCCTAGAGGAAGCCCTGTGCATGGCCCTGTGCGCCGCTCTCGGCTGCGTCGAAGGCGAAGTCGAAGTGGAGGACTTCAACGATGCCTCCGTCGTCTACTGCTACATGGGCGTGCTGTACCAGGCGCCCTACACGCTGGACGCCAACAGCCTCCCGGTGATCGACCTTGCCGATCCCGTCCCCGTGGTGCAGGTCACCACGTACAACCCCCTCCGCTCCGCGAACGAGTACGAGGCGCGCGACCGCGCCGACCGTGAACGCCTGGAGCGCCTGATCGCTGCCCGACCGGCCCCGCTGGTCTGACAGCACCCCGCCAACCGAGACGCCGCGCGCCGCGCAAGCACCCGCACCTCGACGAAGGCGACACCCCAACCACACACTCCCGAAAGGACGTGACCACATGGACATCCGTTCCCATGTCATCGCGCTCAACGAGAACCGTGCTCGTGTCGTCGAACAGCTCCGTGGAGAGCTCGACGCCACCGCCGGCCGTGAGCGTTCCGCCGAAGAAGCTCAGAAGATCGCCCGCATGGACGACGAGATCGACGCCATCGACGCCGAGATCCGCGAGTTCGTCGCCCGCGAGACCCGCGAGCAGGAAGCCGCCGCGCTGCGCACGCAGACCCTGTCGGTGTTCGGCGAGGCCCGCGCGGCCCGCAACGACGCCGCCGGCATCGACGCCTTCCGCACCTGGGCGCTGACCCCCGAGCACCTCCGCGGTGAGTTCGAGGTCGACATCCAGCGCGCCATGAAGGAGCGCAAGCTGCTCCGTGACGGTGCCAGCCCCGAGGAAATCCGTGCACTCGCATGGGACGCCACCTCCGGCTCGCTCGTCGTCCCCACCACGATGGCCCGCAGCCTGTTCGACCTCCTCGAGGCGCAGATCGCAGCCTTCCGCGTGGGCGCCACGGTGATGAACACCACCAGCGGCGAGAACATGCAGCTCCCGAAGCTGACCACGCACGCGGTCGGCACGCAGGTCGCAGGCCAGGGCACCACCCTCGCCGGCTCCGACCCGGTGCTCGGCCGCGTCAACCTGAACACCTTCAAGTACGGCCAGCTCGTCAAGGTGAGCTCCGAACTGGTGCAGGACGCCGCGTTCGACATCAACAGCTGGCTCGGCGGTGACCTCGGCTACGCCCTTGGTCGCATCGTCGACGCCGACCTCGTGGTCGGCACCGGCACCAACGAGCCGACCGGCATGACGGTCCTCGCGGGTGCGGGCACCAACGCTCCGGTCAAGACCGGCGGCTCGCTGATCGCTCCGACGGTGGAGAAGTTCATCGACCTGCAGTACTCGATCAACGATCAGGCCCGGG